AACCTGTAAAACCACTTGGTACATATCCATTCCAATCCAAACCAAAATAATACGAACTTCTTAATATATTTTGTTGTGTGATATCACTTGGTGATGTACCTGTGTTATAATTCGGGTCACTACCTGAACTTATCCATCCATATTCTCTGACATTTGGAATGAGAAAATTAGCCCTTCTAGTTTGTTCTGTTAAACTTGACGGTTGCTGCCATTTTACTTTAAATCTATATTTTGCCTTTGTTGGTATACCAACTGCAGGGTCGTTTGATAATATTTTCTCACCAAACTCATTGGTCACATAATAATCCAAATTCATTGGTAATTCTGTTAACCAAGCCCCACTGCCGTCTATAATATTACCCGCTTGTTCTAATTGATATTGTTCCAATATTGGATTACCATCTGAATCTTGTTGTATTGTTTGTCTGATTGCTAATACCTGACCTGGCGATGTGGTAAGTCCACATAGATTACCCATATTGTCTCTCGGCCTACAATCTCTTTTTAATCTGAAATTGTCTGCAGATGAAAATATTGAACCCATGAAAACGGATGTTGGTTCAATATTAATATTTGCATCATCCCTTAAATCAAAATCAAGTCGGTTAACCGCAATTTGACATAAATCAGGGTCTCCCCATAGTGGAGAAACTTCAACAATTTTAACAAGGTTTACAATTTGAGGTAATGAATTTAAATCACTTGATGTTCTAAATCTACCTCCCGCGACTTGCGCTTCCGTTGCTAACCCCATTCTTATCAAATCTTGCGGTGTTAAAGAAAATTCTCCGATATCCGATAAATCAACATCCATGACAATTGTTTGAGCCCCTAATGGAGCACCCATAATCATGTAATCACCACTATCATTTGTTTTCGCCGTGAATTTATAGTACTTGTCGTATAGTTCTACTGCTGTGGAGCCTGTTAAAGAATCCGCCCTTGATGGTAATGTACCTGTAGCTGCGTGTGTTGAATATGATTTTTCGTATGGTAACAGATTATATCTGTATCCGTCCTCGTTCTTGTCTGTTGGCGATTTGTAAGGGTAGATTGATGAAATGATTGGGTTAGATTCATCAACACTGTCAATTGGAATGAACACGGAAACTCTTGCGTTTGGAATACCTAACCCATTGTTCGCAGTTACTCTTCCAACCAAAACTCCATAATTTGCACAATTTCTTGTGTAGATGTCCGCCTGTTGAATTTTCAAAGATAAAATCTCCAAGAATTCAAAGTCTTGTTCTAAGTCTACATTAATTGTTTTATTAACACCAAGTTCAGTTCTTATTCTGTAAGATTGACCCATCAATACCTTTTCTTATAAATAGTTTATGTGTTATTTTTAAAGGTGCACACATACACAATTAAAGTATAAGTCAAATGAATAATAAATAAATGTGTTAAGAGAATGTTACTGATTGGAAATTCTTAACCGAAACTTTAATATCTTTGTTTGGATATCTGATTTGATACACCTGAGATGGTTGTGCGAAAATTGTGTCATCAACAGGTGCAATTTGTTTTGTTTCAGGGTCAGAATATTCCATAGAAGTTTCTGCTGATGAATATTGTCCACCAACTTGATTATATATGCTTAATCCAGCAACAGTTAAAACACCATTTTGGTTTTGAATAATACTACTCAACTCTGATAGATATACGTTTTGACCAAGTTGTCTTACTTGTGGGTCAAAATAAGTTGATACTTTATCAATCACATTTGTAATGATTTGTCCTGAGTTTTGAGCTGAGTCTAAAACAATAGAAACTTCAACACTTAGGTCAATAACTTCAGCAGTTAATATTGAAATGTAATCGTTCATCATTCTATAGTTAGACAAATAGTTGGCTACGTTTTGTCTTAAAGTATTTGAAACAATACTTGTAAGTTTACCTGAAGTATCATAAGATAATAATTGAATTAATATCTTATTATCATTTTCTGTTACAGATACTTTTGCAGGTGCACCAAACTCAGATGGCATATTTCTTATGATTGACTCATAATCCTGAACCGTAACCGCTCTTTTTTGTGCTGAGAAGTTGAATGAAACATAGTTTCTAATTTCCTCTAATGAAGGAACTCCTGCCCCACCAACCGCTGCAGTTACGTTATTTGCTCTTAATGAATTAACTACTGATGAGTTTGTTAATTCTGAAGGACCATTAACATATAGTGAAACTGTACCAATTTGATTAATAACGTTTGTTCCCAAGTTTGTCGCTAAACCACCACCAACTCTATATTGAATAAACAATGTTGAGTTAGGTGTTAGTGTTGAACCTAATGAGAAATTATTTGAATATCTTTGTAAATCTAATGTTGTTCCTACAGTTGTGAATTGGTCAAGAGCATCTTGGGCTGTATTTGTTCCACCACCAAAAGTCATTTTCTTGAATCCTTCTGATGTATATTCACTAATAAATCTGTTTGAAGTTTGAATATATCTTCCAACTTTGATTCCTGGTTGGTCAGATACTTTTGTTGGGTCTTCAACAAAAACTCTATCTTCCGCTAAGGCATCCACTTCATACCATCTATTTGCAACACCTAAAAATTCTGCGGCTGTTGGTATGTTTGTATATTCTGTACCACTTTTAAGTAGGACACTTGTAATTCCAAGAACATTTTTTTCAGGTAAAAATAATTCAAAGAATGGTACCACATCATTTGGTGTGATAACTTTTTTGAAAACTTTTGTAATACCATTAACAACTAATTCTCTCTTGGTAATTGTATAGTTTACTAATACGTTATTAGCATTGAAGTTAGGTATTTTTAATCTATTTGGGAATCCTTGAGCATTATATGGTGATGAGAAATCAACATCATAAATGTTTTCAAATACAATTCCCGCACCTGTAACTTGGGAACCTCTTGTTAAAATTCCGAGATATCTTTCATCTTCCTTATCACCAAAAGCTGGAACTGTTATTGAAAAATCAACGAGAGCAACTGAAGGTCTTTGTCCTGGAAGTTTCAATCCGTAAGTTCTGGCAATGTTATAAATTGATGACCTTTGTTGTGCATATTGAAGAACAGTTTCTTGAACACTTCTATCAATATGGTAATTCAAGTTATCCGCTACCGCCGCATTCAAATCAATAAAAACTGAGAATACAGAAGCATCATTGAAGTCTTGAATCAATTCAGGATAATAAGTTCTTACATAATTGAGAAGTTCGGTTCTTATCCCTTCAAAATCTCTGGTTGTATATGATATTTTACGATTTGCCATTACTATTAAATATTGATAATAACAAAATCACTTTGAGCGAATGTATTTTTGTTATTTGAATAATCTATCTTGATTTTAGCGGTATATTCTGCCGTTCCTTTACCAGGGAATCTATATACAGGTGATGATGATGTTCCGACAACAGCTTGTCCTGTATCTAAATCATATTCCTCCTGTGGGTCTAATGGTGTAATTGTTATATTGTTTAGAAGTAAGTTTGGCATGTATTGTGCAACAGCATCCCTAATATCTGATTGTATTGCGTCAAATGTTAATCCATCAAAAGGTTCAAAAATGAACTCATATAATCTTGTACCAAAATCAGGCAAGAAATATCTTGAACCCTTTCTTGTTAAAAGAAGATGAATCAAATCTGATTTAATTTCTTCAGATTCAAATTCTGTAAGTGCTAGATAATCCCCCCGAGTTGAGTTTCTAAAGGGGAAGTACAAACCATATGTTATCCCATCTGCCATATGAGATAAATATACTTAGATTATTTTTTTATTAAAGTGTTACCTTTTTGAGCCTTTGGTTCATAGGGACAATGTCTACAACCATTACCACAACAATATCCCCTTTGAATATGATACTCCTCAGTAAAAACGGTTCTACCGTTTTCTTCATAAAAATGAGAAGGGAGAAGTTTTGGCTTCTCCCTTTTTATATTTTGTTTTTCCATCTTATACCAATGTTACTTCACAAGCTCCACCAGCACAAGCGACTTCACCACTTAAATCAGTATCGTCATTCATCTC